GCGATACAAATATATCTTTTGCAGTGGGCGAAGGCAGTAAGACTGATGAGCAAAGACTTGATAGCTTTATTAACTATCTTTTGAATTACGGCAGAGATGAATTTATCACTTACAGGAGATTCAGATGGTAGATGCATGGAAGCAGGCAAGAAAAGCCGTAGAGGGCAGATATAAAGGGCTCTGTGACATACTGGAAAAAAGAAAGGTAAAAGATGAGGTTACTAAGACTACTGTATTGAAAGATATAGCGGTCTTAAGTAATCAGCCTTGCAGGTTGTCATACAGTAGCTCCGGCACAGCGAATCAGACTGATACAGTGTCAAATATAGAACAGACTATTAAGCTATTTATTGCTCCTGAGATTAAAATTGCTCCGGGATCTAAGCTGAGAATTACTCAAAACGGTACAACCACTGACTACATATCTAGCGGAGTACCTGCCGTATATGAGACACATCAGGAGGTATCCTTGGAGCTTGAAAAGGAGAATGCTTAATGGCAAGTTGGGGAAGAGCAGACTTTGAAGCTTTTAGGGACATGCAACAGAAGTTACAGCGACTACAGAATATTGACATGGAGGCCTTTTGTACTGAGTGTAGTAAAGAGATTGCAGCGAGGCTTTTAGCTTTAGTTATACCAAGAACTCCCGTAGGCCAGTATCCTGCAAGAAGTGGAAAAACAGGCGGAACGCTAAGGCGTGGCTGGACTGCTGTAGCAGATATCACAGTAACTAAGCAGGGTAATAATTATACGGTTATTATATCAAACCCTGTAGAATATGCGCCTTATGTTGAGTTTGGCCACAGAACCAGAAATGGTGGATATGTAGAGCCTCAGTATATGCTTACAATCTCAGAGGAAAAGCTTAAGAATGTAATCCCTGCATTGCTTGAGAGGAAGATAAAAAGAAAGTTGCAAGAGGTGATGAATGGCGGAGATTAATGTGCCTATGATTTTAGATGCTATTACGGTAGCTTTAGACAAGGTGTCGCCAAATGCAAATATATATATTGATAAGGTCGAACAAGGCCTTGAGGATGGCGATATCTTAGTCAGGTTGATAAATATCGAATATATGAGAAGAGGCATAGGAGACTTTCAAAGAGTTGTTCCGGTATTCGATATTATTTATTTCCCAAAGGCAGGAAATAAGGATTGTATGGCTATGGGGGATACTTTATCAGATAAGTTGGCCGTTATAGAGTTATCGACAAAGGATATTGTGAGGGCGATTACAAAGTCATTTGAGATTATTGACGGAGTACTGCATTTTAAAGTGTCATATCCGTACGATACGATTAAATATCAGGCAGGAGAGGACATGGCAAAGGTTGTATTAAACAGAGGTGATTAAGATTGAAAAAGATAGATGATAACAACGTTAATAAACATAAAAAAGATTCCATTATGTCGTCTTCTAAGTATGCGGATTATAAAGATGTGATAAACATCTTGCTTGATAAGGATACGGAGTATTCGACAGATGAGGTGGATGAAATGATAGATGAATTTTTGAAAGGTGAGGTGGAATAATGGCGCTAGGTGGCGGAATTTGGACAAGTCAGGACAAGATTTTACCCGGAACATACGTAACATTCTCAAACGCAAAGAGAGCAAATGCATCTTTATCAAGTAGAGGTGTAGTCGCATTGCCTATAGCCCTTGACTGGGGCGAAAAAGGCAAAGTGTTTGAGGTTACAAGAGAAGATTTTATGACAAGAGCAAAAGAGATCTTTGGACATAGGGTAGATGATAAGGTTATGATAAACCTAAGAGAAGTGTTTGCACATGCAAAGAAAGCTCTTGTATACAGATTAGTTGCAGCAGATGCAGTGGCAGCAAGTAATACTCTTGCTACAGCTAAGTACCCTGGAACAAGGGGCAATGACATAAAGATTGTAGTTGCTGCTAATGTGGATAAGCCGAGTGCATTTGATGTAAGTACATACCTTGAGGGAGTGCTTGTGGACACCCAGACAGTAGATAATATGGCAGGCTTAAAGGACAATCCCTACGTCACATTTAAGCGTTCGGGATCACTTGCAGCGAGTGCAGGAATGCCACTAACAGGTGGTACAAATGGCGGAGCAATCACAGGGGAAGTATATACAAAGGCTTTGGAGAGCTTTGAGTCATATTCATTCAATGTATTGTGCTGTCCAACAAACGATACAACTATAACCAAGCTCTTTGCTGCTTACACAAAAAGAATGAGAGATGATGTCGGCGCTAAGTTCCAGACAGTTACATACAAGTCTGATGATAACTTTGAAGGCATTATATCGTTGATAAATGATGTTGTGGCAACTGACAAGCACTCACTCGTGTACTGGGTAGCTGGAGCAGAGGCGGAATGCGGAGTAAATGAAACGCTCACAAATGCCGATTATGATGGAGAGTATGAGGTTGTAACAGACCTTAAACAGTCACAGCTTGAGACATCTATTAAGCAGGGCAAGTTCGCATTTCACAATGTCAACGGAAAGGTTAAAGTTCTTGAGGACATTAACACTTTTACAGCATTTAGGAATGATAAGGATGTTGCCTTTGCATCAAATCAGACAATCAGGGTAATAGATCAGATAGCAAATGATATTGCAGTCTTGTTCAACACAAGATATTTAGGCCGTGTACCGAATGACAATGCAGGGCGTATAAGCTTGTGGAATGATGTATGCAAGGTACATCAGGAGCTTGAGAAGCTGAGAGCTATAGAGGATTTTGATGTGAACTCAGTTGAAATAGTGCAGGGCAACGATAAGAAGTCAGTGCTTTGTACTGTCAAGGATATAAACATCATAAATGCTATGACAAAGCTTTATATGAACGTGATTATTGCGTAGGAAGGAGATACATAAATGGACAACAATGCAGTTATGAATGCTTTAGATGCAATGGACGGATCGTTAGCCAGTGCGTATATAATTCTTGAGGATGGTAGAAGATATAACTTTATGCAGTTATATTCCTTTGAGGCGAGTGCAAAGATAAACTCAAAGGAAGTGCCAATACTTGGGAAGACCGGCAAAGGAAACAAGCCTTTAGGGTGGACAGGAGAGTGGAAGGGCACAGCACACTATAATCAGTCAGTGCTTAGGCAGATGTGGCTTGAATACAAGAACACAGGCAAGCTTCCGGTATTTGATATTCAGGTGACGAATGAAGATCCTAGTTCGGCAGCAGGCAGGCAGACAACAATCCTTAAAAATTGTCTGAGCAAAGGCGGAATCCTCACTAAGTTTAATGCTGATTCGGAAACGCTTGATGAGGACATAGAAGGAACATTTGACGACTGGGAAATGCCTGAAAGCTTCTCATTGCTTAAGGGAATGCAGTAAAAGGAGATTAGAATATGAGTAGAGATTTAAGCGCTTTTTTAGCGCAAAATGTAAAAAGAGTTGAGAATGTGCTATTTCCTGCGACAAACAGAGTTGTTGATGAAAAAGGGAATCCTATTCCTTGGGAGATAAGTTGTATTACAGCAACAGAGAATGCAAAGATAAGAAAAAGCTGCATGACTACCGTTCCTGTACCGGGCAAGAGAGGGCAGTATACTCAGGAGTTTAACCCACAGCTTTACTTAGCTAAGGTATGTGTAAGAACTACAGTGTTTCCAAATCTGCAGGATACAGAGCTTCAGGACAGCTATGGAGTTATGAGTGCTGAAGAGCTTATAACTACAATGCTTACTCCAGGAGAGTTTGAGGACTACTCCACAAAGGTAATGCAGGTAAACGGATTTGATAGCGATACTGATCTGGTAGAAGAAGCAAAAAACTAATTAACGGCGGTGACCCTGAGGCTAATTACGCTTACTACTGCCTTCATAAATTTCACTGGGAGCCCAGTAAGTTTGTAGAGATGACAGAAGAAGAAAAGGCCTTCATAGTCGCCGCCATTGATATTAAGGCTAAGAATGATAAAAAGGATGCTGACGAATTAAAGAGCAAGCGAAGAAGATAGGAGGCTGATTAATGGCTACAATACAATCACAGTTGGTGCTGACTGACGGAATGTCAAGCGCATTAAGGCGAATTAACTCAGCCTTAATCACTTGTATAGACAGCTTTGAGCAAATGCAGTCAACATCATCTAATCAAATAGATACTTCGGTGCTTCAAGACGCAAGGTCTAGCTTGAATCAGCTAAACAGTGAACTTGATAACACTGTAGAGAGGCAGGAGCAGGTAAGGGAAGCGTCTGAGAACACTGTAAGCTCTGTAGATATGTTGAAAGAAAGCTTTTTAAAATTAGCGGCTGCTGCAGGAGTGGCATTCTCTGTAAAAGAGTTGATGGAGCTTGGTGATACTTATAATCAGACGCAAGCAAGACTTAACTTAATCACAGGAGATTTGCAAAAAACTAAGGACTTGCAGGATGCAATTATGGAATCTGCAAACAAGTCAAGAGCTGCATATCAGGACACTGCAGACGCTGTGTCTAAGATGGGACTTATGGCAAAAGATGCCTTTAGTACTATAGACGCAAGTGGACATAAAACTCTTAATACGTCTGAGCTGGTGGCATTCTCAGAGCTTTTAAACAAGCAATTTGTAATTGCCGGAACATCAGCTCAGGGAATGAGTGCAGCAATGACACAGCTCACTCAGGCTATGGCTTCAGGAGTGCTGAGAGGAGACGAGCTTAACTCAATCTTTGAGCAGGCTCCTACAGTCATTGAAACGATAGCGGACCACTTAGGAGTTGAGATAGGCCAGATTAGGCAGTTGGCTCAAGAAGGAAAGATAACGGCTGACGTAGTAAAGAGCGCAATGCTGTCATCTGCAGATAAGATAAACGAGAAATTTAACTCTATGCCTTATACGTACTCACAGGTGGCCACTATGATATCGAACATAACATTTGATGCGTTCGAACCACTCATACAGCTTATAGGAAGTGGAGCGCAGTTTATAGTGGACAACTGGAGCATTATAGAGCCTATTCTTGCGGGAATTGCTATAGGAGCGACAACTGCTGCCGTTGCATGGGGGATTTATACTGCCGCTCAGTGGCTTGCAGTAGCATCTAATCAAGCAATGATTGTAAGCATGTTATCTAATCCGTTTTTATGGATTGCAATTGCAATAGGAGCAGTTGTTGCAGTTGCCTACAGATTCATTCAGTCAGTGGGTGGAATGAAGAATGCTTGGACACTTGCGCAAATGACTATGAGTATAGGTGTTGTCGCACTAAGGCTTGCATTTTTTACAGGTATTTATGCAATCATGGACTTGGCAGGTAAATTATCTCTTACCTGGCAGAAAACAGGTGTTGCAGTATCGAATTTCACCGGCCAGATGAGAGTAAACGTATTAACAGGGATACAGAACATGTTAAATAGCGCTATCGGTATGATTAACGGATTTATAAATGCGCTTAATAAAATACCGGGAGTGAGCATTCAGGCCATATCACAGGTAACGTTTGCCACTACTGCAAAAGCTCAATTCAATGCTGAGAAAACCGCAAGGGAACAGAGCTTGGCAGGGGCAGAGGCTCAGTCAAATGCAGATAAGCAGGCAAGGACTTGGGAACTTATGCGAATGAAAGGCGACATGGACAGTAAGGTCGCAGATCTAAAGAGCAAGTACTCGCAGTTCAAAGCTGAAAAGATAGCTATGAGTAATGGAGACGGAATTGACTCTTTGGGATTTGATACAGGAGCATTTGACAAGGGAGCAGGGGCAGGAGTTGCAGACAATATAGGAAAGACTGCAGGTAATACTGCAGCTGCAGCAGGTGCACTTGCAGAAACAAAAGAAAATCTTGAATACTTGAGAGATATTGCGGAGCAGGAGGCTATCAACAGATTTACTACTGCTGAGATAAAAGTTGATTATTCAGGAATGACTAATCAGATAAGCTCTAATATGGATTTGGACAACGTCCTTGATGCGTTGACGGTGAAGTTTGTTGAGGCTGTGCAGATGGGAGCTGAGGGGGTGCATAGTTAATGTTTAGATTTTATTTAGCAAATATGCTACTGCCTATCACTCCGTCTAAGTTGAGTTTAAAAGTTAAGAATATGAATAAGACAGTAACTCTCATAAACGAGGGCGAAGTCAATATCATAAAGACAAAAGGGTTAAGGGAATTCAGCTTTGAATTCCTTTTGCCTTTTCAAGGCTACTCTTTTGCAGCAGTAAGTAAAGCAAAAAAGCAGAAAAGTTATCTTGATAAGCTGAATCAATTAAAGATAAACAAGAGGCCTTTTCAATTCGTTGTTAAAAGGCCTCACGGCTTCAAGACCAATATAAAGGTTACTTTAGAAGATTTAAATATTACTGAGGATGCACAAGAAGGCAGAGATATTAAAGTAAGCGTAACTTTGAAAGAATATAGGCATTATGGAACAAAGAAAGTTGTATTTGTTCAACCGCCTGCACCTGCTATAGGAGAGACTAAGCAGGAAGAAAAGAAGGAAGAAGCAAAGATAACAGAGAATAGAGATACATCTACTGCTGCAAAGCCAAAAACTCATATAGTAAAAAGAGGTGATACACTCTGGGGTTTAGCCAAGAAATATTACGGCAACGGCTCTTTATATCCTAAAATTGTCAGCGCTAATCCTAAAATAAAGAACCCTAATTTGATTATAGACGGATGGGAGCTTGTAATACCATGACAGTAAGCATAATGATTAGTAACGGCAAAGAAGCTTACCTTCCTGCTGTAAAAGAAGGAATACAGCTTGATTTGGAACGCAAAGGCAGTCCCGGAACGCTCAAGTTTGCTTATTTTGATGATGGCAATATAAAAACCGAAGAAGGTAATCAAGTAAAGCTCACGGTAGACGGAACTGATTTGTTTTTCGGATTTCTTTTCAGTAAAAAGGTATCAAGTAAGGATAGCAATATCGTAGAGTGTACGGCTTATGACCAGTTAAGATATTTAAAGAATAAGGATACTTATGCATATAATAATTTGACTGCAGGCGAGGTTATAAAGCTTATCGCTGAAGACTTCAGGCTCAATATCGGAGAACTTGAGGATACAGGCTATAAGATACCACGAAGAGAAGAACAGAACAAAACTCTCTTTGATATTGTACAGAATGCTATAGATGAGACACTGCAGAATACCGGCAAGTTATATGTCTTTTATGACAATGTGGGCAAGCTTACACTTAAGAATATCGACAGTATGAAACTTGACTTGCTTATAAATACTGATACCGCACAGTCATACGACTACAGCAGTTCTATAGACAGTAGAACATACAATCAGGTAAAAGTTGTGTATAAGAATACAAAAGAAAAGACGAATGATGTTTTCTTAGTAAAAAGCAGTGAGAATATCAATAAGTGGGGAGTTTTACAGCTTAATGAGACTGTAGAAACAAAAGAGTCAGGAGCAAAAAAAGCCGAAGCGCTTCTTAAGTATTACAACAAGGTTGCTAAAACTCTTACCATAAAAGACGCATTTGGAGACGTAAGAGTTAGAGCCGGTTCGTCTTTGGTAGTTATGCTACAGATTGAAAATACTACAGTATCAAGCTATATGGTAGCAGAAAAGGTAACGCATACATTTAAGAATGATGAGCACTTAATGACTTTAAAACTGAGAGGAGGGCTGTTTAGTGTTTGATTTAGTTGAAGCTGTAAAACAGGCAGCGCTTGAAGCAGTGGAGTCAAAGGACCCTATGTCTTTTAGATTCGGTAAGGTGGTAAAGGTATCACCGCTTGAGGTATGGATAGATCAGAAGCTTACAGTGCCCGAAAGTGCTTTAATCCTTACAGGAATGGTCAGTAAAATCACTTGCGAAGCTGAAGGGATAGGCAGAATTACTCTTGATAACAGTCTTAAAGTAGGTGATCAAGTAATCCTTATAAGGGTTGACGGTGGGCAGAAGTACATAGTATTGGATAAAGCGAGGTGATATTATGCTTCCTTTGAACGATAAAGATATATTACAGATAAATGAGTCCATGGAGCCAAGCAATACTTTTTTTATAGATTTTGAAAAAGGCAGAATATCCGGATTTATAGATGAAAAAGAAGCCGTAAAGCAGGCTATAATGCTTATCTTAAATACTGAAAGATATAAATTTCTGATCTATTCATGGAATTATGGAGCAGAGCTTGAGGCTCTCATAGGTACTCACCCGGATATAGTGGAGGATGAGGTGGAAAGGCTTATAAGTGAAGCGCTGCTGCAAGACGACAGAATTACAGCTGTCTATGATTTTGAATTTAGTAGAAACAAGGATACACTTCTTGTGAATTTTAAAGTTGATAGTATTTATGGCGATATAGGTATAGAAACGGAGGTTAGATAGTGTTTGAAGAGAATACATATGAAAATATACTAAACAGAGTCTTATCAAGAGTTGATAGTGGTATCGACAAGAGAGAGGGCTCTGTTATTTATTCCGCTGTCGCTCCGGTATGTGCGGAACTTGCACAGGCTTACATAGCACTTGATAGCCTTATAGATTGCACTTTCGCTGATACTGCGCCAAGAGAGTACTTGATAAGAAGAGCGTTGGAAAGAGGCTTGGTGCCTAAAAAAGCAACATATGCAAAGGCTATAGCTGTATTTAATATAGATGTGGAAGTGGGTAAAAGGTTTTCGAGTTCAAGATTTAACTGGGTTGTATCCGAAAGGATAAGCACAGGAAGATTTTATATCAATTGTGAGACTGCAGGAAGAACTCCGAATGCTGAGAGAGGAAGTCTTATACCTATAGAGTATATAGATGGCCTTGAGACAGCAAATATAGAGAGTATAGAGATATACGGTGAGGATGAAGAAGGTACTGAGGAATTCAGAAAAAGATATTATTCTTCTTTCGATACTCAGGCATTTGGGGGCAATAAAAAGGACTACTATCAGAAGATTACAGCTATTGAAGGCGTAGGCGGCTGTAAGATTTTAAGGGCTAAAGACGGCAATGCCCATAATTTACCCGGGCATATTCTTGCCATAATAACAAACTCTGAATATGGGCAAGCAAGTCAAACGCTTGTCACGAATGTACAAAAGCTGATAGATCCGAAAGGCGATCAGTTAGGCGACGGTCTTGCTTCCATCGGTCATATCTGCCATATACAATCCGCGAAAACAAAGAGCATAAATATAGATACTAATATAGTTTATGACTCAGGATACAATTTTAATGCTTTAAGATCTCATATCCAAAATGCCGTTGACAGCTACTTTTTAGAGTTAAACAAGGCGTGGGACACGGTGGATAATGTAGTTGTTAGAATATCAAATATTGAGAGCAAGATTCTTGCCATAAATGGCATTAAAGATATAGCAGATACTAAGCTGAACGGCACTGCATCTAATGCTATATTGGATCCTGATACTATAGCTGTAAGAGGTACTTTCAATGGATAGGAAATTGATAGACTATCTTCCGGATATTCTGAAAAATGTGACGGAATTCAATCAGATGATGTATGCTGAACAACCCGAACTCGAACTTTTTTGGAGTAAAGGCAACAGCTACTTGAATGACGCGTTTATACTAAGTCAGGATGTTGACACTGCTGCAAGATGGGAAAAAATATTAAAGATATCAAGCAAGGATACGGATGAACTTGATGTAAGGAATCTTAGAATTCTTGGGGTAATGCAAGGTAGACTTCCGTACACGTATAGGACTTTTTATCGTAGTCTATTGGCTATGGTAGGCTCTGAGAAAGACTTTAAGCTAAATGTAGATATGGAGCATTACAAGGTCAGCGTAGTGGTGGCTTTATCATCAAAAGAGCTTAAGGAAGAAATAGAAAAGCTTGCAGATGAGGTGGTGCCGGCAAATATGGAGCTTGAGGTAGTGTTGTGGTTTACTTCATACAGAATGCTTGAAAAGAAAACTCACGGAGCTCTGGAGCAGTACACTCATGAGCAACTGGTTGAGCTGGATTTAAGATAGGTGATTTATGAGACAAACGGATAATTTAAAGTTGAAAATGCCTGATAGGGCAGATAATTACAATGTCGAGGACTTTAACAGCAATTTTGCAAAGATTGATAAGGCTATAGGCAATACAAGGCAGATACAAGTACAGGCTTCAAGATTTAGCACTCAAGGACCTTATACACAGCGTATAGATGTAGCAGGAATCAAG